TTTTAGAGAAAATGATTTAGCGTTTTTAGAAAATGATTCATATGCTAAAATTATAAATTTAGATAAAATAGATGTTTTAGTAAAAATGGATTTAATTAAAATTTCTTTAGCTACCACGTTAAAAGATGTACACAAAAAACTAGATTGTGTGCAAATAGATTTATTCAATGCTGGTTCAATAAAAAATAATGCATTGGGATTATTAAAAATGAAAAGATTACAACATATTATAAGTATGACACCAACTCAGCCAAAAGATATTTTGTGGCTAAAAATTATTAGAAAATATATGGAATCTAATAATAGAGATTTATTAGGTTGTCAAGACGAATTAATTGATAATGGATTAAGTGCATATGCGAAGATTTAAAGAATATTTAATAGAAAGTAAATTAGATTTTGCTCCATGGCATATAAGAGATAAAGAATTAATAGAGAAAATTTTTGCTGAAATTTATAATGGATATAAAAAAGAATTCAGTGTTTTAAAAGATGGTTCAGTTAAACCAAAAACTACTTTTGCTTCATTTATTTGGCCAAAATATGTTGCTAATAAATTTAATTTACCAATAGATAAATTGCCATTTAAATTTGCTACAGCAAAAAACAGACTTACTATTAAATCACAAGGATTATTAGATTTAACTGGTACTCCAGAAAGTGCAAAAACTATACATTTAGAGTGTGAAAATTTAAAAACATTAGAAACTGTAAATGGAACATATGAAAATGTTTATATAAATTGTCCAAATTTAGAATCATTTAAATGTAATATAAATTCACCTTATGTATTTTTTCAAACAAATGTAAGTAAATTTGATTTTAATGATTTTCATACATCATGTCCACAAACAAAAACGGTACGATTTGTTTTTAGTAAAGATTGTATATTTGCAAAAATTCCATTATTAGGATTTTATAAAAATAATATTGACATAGATATGTTTAGAAATTCTTTTAGTGTTAAATCCGAAAATAAAAATGAATATGATATGTGTGTTAAATTATTTGATTTATATGAAGAGAATTTCGATAAACATGTTCATATATTAGATTTTCAAGATATATTAATTGAAAATGGATTTGGAAAACAAGCACGTATAAAATAATATAAATATATTCTATATAATAATATGGCAAAAAATGATTTAATAAAGAAGGCTAATGCAACATGTGAATATGAGCCTTGGCATTTAGTTGAAATAGAAAAATGCATGAATGATTATGTGTATTTTATAAAAACATATGTTAAAATTCAACATCCTACAAAGGGAACTGTCCCCTTTGATTTGTATGATTATCAAGTCGATATATTAAATTTAGTTCATAATAATAAAGACAGTTTGATATTGGCAGCTCGTCAATGCGGAAAAACGCAAACGGTATCAACTGGATATATTCTTTGGTTTGCTACTTTTTTTGATGATAAAGATTGTAGAATTGCTTCTAAAAATATGAAGCATGCAACAGAAATCATGTCAAGAATAAAATTTTCTTATGAAGAATTACCATCATGGCTAAAAGCTGGTTCAAAATTTTATAATAGAACTAGCATGGAGTTTGATAATGGTTCTAAAATTAGTACTGAAGCTACTACAGAAAAAACAGGGCGCGGTGGTAGTCCTTCATTAATTTTTATTGATGAAATTGCATTCGTATCTAAACGTATTCAGGATGAATTATGGGCTTCACTAGCTCCTTCTTTATCAACTGGTGGTAAATTAGTTTTGACTACTACACCTAATGGAGATTCGGATCTATTTGCTAGATTATGGAGAGAGAGTGTTGCAAATATAAATAATTTTGCTAATATTTTAATTACTTATGATAGACATCCGGAACGAGGACCGGATAGTGGTTATTACGAAGAGATGTTAGGTAAAATTGGAGAATTGAGATGTCGTGTTGAATTACGGTGTGAATTCCTATCATCAGATGCATTACTTATTAACTCTCAACGGCTAATCGAACTGAGACACTCTGTTCCTATATTTGAGGATAATGGGTTCAAATTCTGGCAAGAGTTTAATTCAGATGATATATATTTGATTGGAGCAGATATTGCTACAGGGTCAGGGAATGATTTTTCAACAATTGAAGTATATAATTTTCCACAGTTAGAGCAAGTTGCAGAGTTTAGGTCTAATGATTTGAATATACCATCTTTATATGAAAAGATCAAATGGATAGTGAATAAAGCATCTGAACTGAATAAAAATAAAAGAGCAGAAGTATTCTGGACATTTGAAAGAAATGGCGTAGGAGAAGCTATTTCAGCTCTTTATAATACAGATGAAAATCCACCAGAATTCGCAAATTTAGTTAATGATAATCCTGGAAAAATTGGTATGCAAACTACTAATAGAAATAAAGTAGTTGCTTGTCTTCAATTAAAAACATTAATTGAAAAAATAAAAAATGGATTAACAATCAACTCAGAAATGACAATTTTTGAATTAAAAAACTTTATCTCTACAGGTGGTGGTTATGCTGCTAAAAAAGGAGCAACAGATGATTTGGTATCAGCCCTATTACTTATAATTAAACTTCTAAAGTACATAGGTGAATTTGATGATGTAGCTAGAAAGAAGTTATATGATTATAATGAATCAGATTACAACATCTCTGGGTCCTCAGAAGAAGACGATGAACCTTTACCATATGCATTCTTATAAAACAAAAAAAGCCCTTATAAAGGGCTTTTTAATTTGGAGAAGCTTTATTATTTTACAGGCTTACAGATTTCTTGTCCAACAAAATTTCGTCTGCATTCAACTTTTTCAACAACTTTTTCAACAACTTTTTGTGATGCTGATGGTTCAGGGCTTTTTACAATATAACCATTAATATCAAGAATTGCGAATAACGTTGCCACTGTCATCATAATAAAAAAACATTTTATCATTAAATTTGCAAACCAATCAGAAATCCATATTACAGAAAGAAGTAAAAAAGCAAAAAAGGCCAAACTTAAATATACATTCATCATACTATTTCTCCTCTAATAATTTTTTTAGTATTTTGACGTTCAATATGTTTAAAATAACGACGAACTGCTTGACGTTTTTTAGCAGAACGAGCATAGGAATGTTGGTCACCAACAAGTTTACCAGCAGAAGATTTCATCCCAAAACGTTGAATATCTGCTACATCGGGCCATTCTACATCACTATAACGTGGTATGCCATAAGCTTTCATTTTAATTATCCTATTTCAAAATCAATTCATCATTATCAAATTCTACTTCAGTTGGATATCGTTCACCTTCAATCCAACCTGTTCCATTATATATTGAATATGGAACAATTACTTCTAATTCTGTAAGATTAACACCTGCATTTTTTGCATTTAACAGAATTTGAAATAGTTCTTCAGCATTCATTTTAATCACCAGTATTTTTAAATTCTGAATATATTATAACCTAAATGACTAAAATGTACAATGCTTTTTTAGAACTACTTAACATTTTTAATCAGGTTCTAAATCATAATTTTTAGAATCAAATCCCATTTGTTCAATAACATCTTCAACAAATCTACCAATTTCAACATAATCACCAAACCAACCATAAGCTTTAGCAATTTTTACCAAATCATTTACAAAAGCTTCTTTCTCACATTGTAATTTTACATCTTCTAACATTTTAATTCTCCTAAATACTTAAACATTATCTTTTTCTATTCATCTTTATTTTTAATATGGTATTATTATAACCTAATCTGAATAAATGTACAATAGAATTTTAGAACTACTTAACACTTTCCTATCCCAAAAGAATAAATTGTCTTGCTCCATACTTAGCTAAAACTGAATAAATTTTATCTAATTGATCTTGCTTACAAAATACAACTTCATCTACCCAAACTCTAAAATTAAATGGAAATATAGTTGCTTTAAGATAATCATCTAAAGAAGATATTTGTCCAAATGAAAAAATTTTACATTTTAAATTATTGTTTTTAAAACGGTTTTTTCAGTTTCAGAGAACACAAAAATAAAATCATTTGGTTTACAGTTTTGGATGATAAAATTAGATTTTCCTACTCGACGACCTAAGTCGAATTTTATGGTTCTAAATTCTTTTGCGAACATTTCTGGAGAAAGTAATGATTCTTTTTCTAGATAGTGTTCGATTACTTGTAAATTAAGTTCAATAGCTTTAGAAAGAAGAGTGTTATAAGAGTCAAATAAATCTATTTTTCCAAATTGATACATTAATTATAACCAGGTATTATTGATTTCTTCATCAGTAAATTGACCACCCATTCTATCTGGATTTTCAATCCATCCTCGTTCTATTTCAGCTTGTTTTGCTTTGAAGTAAGGTTCTAAGACATAAATTAAATCAGAAACTGAAGCTCCATTGGCACACATTTCTTGAACATTTTCTGCTAATTTTTCTACAGAATTAGTCAACATTTATTTCAACCTTTTAATTCTTTTTCGAGAGATATGATTTCATTAACAATAGGATCAATTCCTGCCATACTTAATGCCATTTCATATGAACCATCTTGACATGATTTCCAATGAGCATGTTCTTCAAGCATCTTATCACGAATAACAATTAAATCTGCTAATCTTTTTTCTTTTTCAACTAAAGTTGTCATCGTAGTTCTCCATCAATTTTTAATACATTTCGAATCCTTCATAACCATACGAAGGACTATAAGGATTTACTTTAGTATTAACTGAATTTTTTCCAGCTAAAAAACCATTTTGATAAGCAATATCTAAAGCTTCTCGTAATATATCCTCAACTTCTGATTCATCAGCATTAACAAGTTCTTGTACATAATCTTTAATATTTTTTGAACCCATCATAGTTATCCATCAATTTGTTAAATTCATTAATTCTAAATTATTAAATATACCAACTTTTTTATATCTTGCAAAAGGGTCAAGATATAAATTATGATTTTCATCATAAAATTCATCAGGCATTGTACTTTTTAAATTAGATGTATTTAATAAATTATCTTCATTAATCGTTATAATTGCAGAAATTGCAAATTTTTCCAAAAAATCGTAAACTACTTTTTCATTTTTTTCAGGTAATGATAAAAATAATTTAACTAAAACTGATCTAGGAACAATATGTTCTAATCTAAATTTTTCTGTTTTATGAATTTTATTAAAATTTTTTATAGAATCATTATTAATTTTACACTCTTTAGAAATATAATGAGCTTGAGAATGATAATTTGAAACTTTATAAAAGGGAGCAAATTTAAATAATTCTGATAAATCACGCATATCTGATTTATTTTTACTATCGATTAAACCATTTTCATGAAGAACAACTAATTTTTTTGCTATTCTCTTTAATGAATCTGATCTTGTCATCGTAGTTCTCCATCAATTTTTCTATCTTGAATAAATTATAAACAGATTTCAGGAAATGTAAACAATTAAAAGAGAACTACTTAACAAAAATGGCACCCCATTGAGTTTCATTTTTATAACTATAATCCATTTTGATATAAATAATATAAACGAGAACAAAAATTGCTGGTAACAATTTTGCTCTCTAATCACATTAATCTTTCTAGGAGAATTAATATGCCTAACATTATTTATACTTCAGAAAAAGTTCTTCCATATGTTTATAAAGCTGTTCATAAAGAAACAAATGAATTTTATATTGGATATAGAGGTGGTAAGGGATTAAAAATTCCATCTCACTTAGACATATTAAAATATAGAAGTTCTTCTAAATTAGTTAAACCTCGAGCTCACGAATTCAATTGGATAATTTTGGCTGAGTTTTTTAATGCGATTGATGCTTTTGAATTTGAACAATCATTGATTGAGGAAAATTGGAATAACCCAAAAATACTAAATAAATGTATTGCTTGCAAAAAATTCACAAAAACTAATATAGCACATTCTGATGAGTCAAAATCTAAAATTTCTAAAGCTCAAAAAGAACATTGGAAAAATATGTCAGAAGAACAATTTACTGCTATATTTGAAAAGAGAGCTAAAGCCTGGGATGAAAAAACTCAAGAAGAAAAAGCAACTTTTGGAAAACGGAAATCTGATATATGGAAAAGAAAAACTCCAGAAGAAATGGAAGACTTTAGTAAAAAAATGTCAGAATGTGTTAAAGGGCGATATAAAGGTAAAGTACATGCTAAAATAATATGTCCTCATTGTAAATTAGAGGGCGGAAAACCTAGTATGAAAAGATGGCATTTTGACAATTGCAAATTTAAGCCAATTGATGTCGGCATCTAAATCGCTTCTGCATTTGCTGCTTCATAATTTATAACCTCTTTAGTGTTTAATTGAATATAGGACTATTATATCCTATTTGTTTTCTTATGTAAATAACTATTTATACAAATTCTTGTTTTTATTGAAAGTTGCAATTTTCTTCAACGTTTTTATTTATTGATAACTGATACCTGCTTAACAAGTTTTTTAAACTTATCAATCTGTTTATAAAAACCATGATAAGGACGATGAATTCGACCTAATGCTTTATAAAGTTTTAAATAATCATAAGACAATTTAAATCTCATATTAACATTTCTATTTTGACGAAGAAAATTTTGTTCTTCGTGTAAATCTTCTTTTATTAACCGATATGGTTTTGTCTTAGTTAAGAGCATTTAATTTTCCTATAATGTCTTTCAAAATGCTTACAACCAATCAATGTCTTCTTTAAAAAACTTTATATTGGAGCAGGTTGTCTGGTATTGCACCAAAATCTCTTAACTGGACGTTAAGTATTTTCTATTAAACTACAACCGCATATAATTTATAAATTTACAAACTTTTATTAAATATCAATTTCAAATTTGGCCTAAATGGTAGGATTCGAACCTACGATCTCCACGAGATATTTTCCAATCTCTTCAATCCCGCATGCGCGCACATATAGGATGACATTCAGATAATTTGGAAGCGAGTGCTGGGAATCGAACCCGCCTAGACAAGCTTATGAGACTTGTGACATCACCAGACCGTCGAACTCGCTATATCTTTAATTACAAAATCATCCTCACATTCTCTTTAGAATGATACATACTAACTTAGTACTCACATTAAGGACTTGTAAATTTGGTTGCGACTGGTGGTTACGCTCCACCCGATTTCCAGGACATGAAACCTGGCGAGACTACCAATTTTCTATTTCTCCATAGTCGCTATAAATCTATTCTACCATCTCATATCTAAAAGATGATATACCTAACCAATATTCAGACTCCTTATAATCTGCACCTGTATAAAAACTCTTAAACTCTACTTCAAACAAAACTGGAAATTCATACTTCTTAGCTTCATACTTTACCCAAATTTGATCACCTGTTCTAATGACTTTACCATTTTGAACACTAATTAATATCGCAGTAAAATCATCACTAAAAGTAACTAACAAAACTCCATACTGTCTTGCTATCTGTTCATCTCTAAAAGAAACGGTACAATCATCTATTCTAAACATTACTTTATCTGTTTTTCAATTTTTATAAATTATACACTACTTTCATTCAAATGTACAATTTTTATTTTATTACTTCTTGAGTCTTTCCTAAAAACTAAAATATATAATCTATCTATTTATAGGAGAAGATACAAAATGATAACTGAGCCCGCGGAGGGAGTCGAACCCCCGACCCGCTGATTACAAATCAGCTGCTCTGGCCTCTGAGCTACACGGGCATATAACTTTTAAAAATTTTTAAAACATATAGATTCAAATATTTTAATAGCATTATGTTTTTTAATCCATTCTCCATCTTCATTAAAAATTTTAGGATGATTTAAAATTTTCTTTTCTGCTAAAATTCTATCTAAAACAAAATCATATTTTACTACTTTAAATCTTTGTAAAGGATCATATGTTTGATATGATCTTAATCTAGAATTTAGATCAATAGTCATTCCAACTTTATAATAATCTGGATATACTTCATTTTCTATTAAATAGATAAGTCCCGCTCTAATTTCATTAAATTTTGCTTTTCTTTCAAAATTTAATTTTAATAATGTTAATCCGGCTAATTTTCTAGCATATCTTAAATTAGTTTTAGATTTTAATGCGTTATTAGATTCAGAATATAAAATTCCATAAATCCTCATATATTCTAATATATGAGTTTCACTTATTTGAAATAATTCAAATGATGGAATAATATTATTTTCTATTAATTTGCCAATTACTAATAATTCAAAATCTTTCAACATCTTGTAATATATTTTATTATTAAAGTATAAATCTCCATCTTCTGGAATCGAACCAGACTCACACCGCTTAACAGGCGGGCCGCACACCCTGTGCGTTAAATGGAGCAGAAAACTCTCTTTTATAAAATTGTTAAAGAACTAAGTAAATTTTACTATGTTTATATTATATATACTTTTTTATAAAAAGTAAAATAAATTTTTATTTCTTAAATTGTATCTAACAAATTTATATTAATAGGAAGTAATCTCCAAATGATAACCTATTAAATTCGGTTAGATATAAATCTTTTTTAAAATTGGAGCGGATATCCGGATTTGAACCGGACTCTCTTGGTTGGAAGCCAAGGGCACAACCTCTATACCATATCCGCATTTTTATTAATTATATACTTTATTTATAGTTTTGTAAACAAGGACTTTTTGTAAAGTGTTTTAATTAATTTTAGTTATTATATCTTTTATTTATACTTTTGTAAACAAGGAAATTAATTTATTTGGAATAATTTTTTGGTGCATCCAGTGTTGTTCCGTATTTACATGACCTTTTCTAACAAATTTTGCAATGTTAGTTGAGAAGTCTTTTAGATGGAATGATTCTTTATTTCTTATAACAAATCCTTCCTGTTTTGAAAAGTCAATAGATTTTATTATATCTAAGATAACTTTTTCAGAAAAAAGGCCTTTATAGAGTATTGGTACTGTTATTAATCCAATTGATTCACAAAATATTTCAGTGTCATCCCAACTTGAGCACTGGTCATTAGTCCAAATAGAGAATACTTCAAAATATGATTTTAGGTTGTTGTATGGGATACTATGTTGGGCATATAGATTTTCACCACATATACGTATTGATTCTGGTATTTGGTATTGAATTAGTGGTACAATATTTCCTTTGATCCAGTTTCTTGATATATGATTATTACCATCTATAGAACGTGCATGCATATACCCATCTGAGTAAATGGTTGTATTTTCACCATCTCGTTTTTCAGTTATGACAATTTCTTTTCCTATGAAGTGGTCAAGTGATGATAAAATTTTGTCATCACTTGTAGCCCCAGGTGATTGAGGTATATGAAATGTCCTTGGGTATTTTATTCTTTTCATTTTAGGATGATAGTAAAGTGTTGAAAGAAATTATATCCTAATAGTGAAAAAGTAAGTAAGGTTACTAGAACTAGTGTTAATCTAAACTTAAATGACATATTAGGTGATAAAGCAGTTCCTATTAAGCCAAAGCAAGAAAAAAATAAACTTAAAAATATAATAGTATTCATTTAATTTATGTAGTTGGTTAAATTAATTCATTTCAGTATATCGTTTTTGAATATTAGCAAGATGTTCTTTATCCATTACTTTACCAGAAGTATTCAGTGAGATAAATGCCAAATATTTTTGTTCCAAAGTTGGATATTCTAAAGTGCCAAATGTTACTCCAAAACCTTCAAAATGATTTTTATCTCTTCTTGAAAGTTCAGAAAAATAGTATCCTTTGTATTGGAATCTATCTTCAAAAAAAGCCACTAGAGTAGAAAGACGTTGTTTTCCATCTAAGATTTCATAAGCTTTTGAATTTGTTTTGAATTCATTTTTACAGAAAACAAAATGACCAATTGAAACATTATTGAAAATAGAATCAATTAAAGCTTCTTTGTCTTTATCTTCCCAAACATAGTCCCGTTGATATTCTGGTTCCATATCAACACCTGCATATTCTTCTAATACTTTGCCTATTAATTCACGTAAATCAGTATTAGAATATCTAATAAAGAATTTTTCTGGTTGAGTAAATGATGTTGGTTTAGAAACATTCAAT